CTCTAAGGAGTTCAGCCTGACGAGCTGCTTCTGACTCATATGCAGTGTCGATAGCTTCCTGTTGTCTCTCTCTACGTCTATCCTTCCGTCTATTTCTAGCCCTGCGACCTATAGCCATCAGTTCAGTCTCCTACCGACTACTTTAGTTTCTATGAATCGAAGAAGGTCATGTTGTCCCTGTTGATATGCAATCTCCTCCAGGGACATACCTTTTTTCCATTCCACAGGTGCTATCTTACTCTTTATATACTCAATGTCATTTCTGATCAGACCTCTGGGATCCAGACGAACCACCTCTACCTCTACAGTTTTAATGTCTGGGATGTCAGTGATAGAAGTAGGTGGCATCAAGGATTTCTGAGATGTCATAGTTACCCTTCTTAGGTTGGTCAGGTATGGGGTAGTTCTGAGTCCACTGTTGCTTTACTCCCTCCAAGACATCAGGAAGGTAGAGATACATGAACTGTTCTTTAATTACTTCTCTCATCTCATGAACATGACAAGCATGTACAGCTATGGAGTCATGGATAACTGAGAAGTCTTGGATCCCTTTCTTTACGGCAGCATTGATGCAAAAAACCAGATGAGAGCTATCCATGCTATGGATATAGTTAGGAGCAATAGCAGTCCTACTCTGGGAGACATCAATTCCATCCTTCTCTTCTCTGAACTTCAGTACCTTGGTACCAAAGAACTCTGTCCTGATAGATAGTTCTCTAGTCGCTCGGTAGTCCTGCATCACTGGGAAACCAGCAGGAGTTACCCACTTGATAGGATCCCCTCTACTACTGAAGATATTACTGGCATCTTCTAACCACTCTTTCAGATACTTGTAGGAAGGAATCTCCTGATTGACTACCTGCATAATGACATCAGTCATATGAGTAATCAGACTCCAGTCCTCTTTCTTCAGTTGCTTATAGATCTCTAGAGAGACACCTCTCCTAGTGATGCCATAAGGGAGGGTCATCACTATAGGTTTAACAAACTCTCTGTCTATAGCAGTAAGCACTTCATCTTCAATGTGGTAGTCAGTGTCTCTGGCAAGCCTACCTCTGAATGTATCTGCGACTGTACGGTAGATATCGGCAGGTACCTCTGACTTAACCAGACCAGTTCTCCCTGCTCCTCCTGCATCACCAAGCAAGGCCGAGTAGTGTTGAAGACCATTACAGCTACCGTCTTGTGCAACAGGTAGATGTGAGAGAAACGTACTGGGATCCCTTGAGGTACTAACCTCTGCCCACTCCCTACAAAATGCGTAGAACTGAACTGGTTTAGATGCTCCGTTAAGTAGCTCCCTTCCTGCGCTAGAGTCAGGTCTGGATGCAACTGCTCGAATACCTTCTTCGTTATCCATAACCCATTGGTACCGATCATGGAAATTGACTTTGTTATATCCATACACATTGGCTCCATGAACAGCGAGCCACTTGTAACCACTCTTACCTAGTGGCTTGCCTTCTCTAAATCTAAGCATTCCTCGTAGCTCATCGGATCCCTGTGGATTGATGGAGCTACTTGCAGCATAAATCCTTCCTCGATAATCACACCAGTGAACAAACCATAGGGGTTTGCCCAATAAAAAATTCCCAACAGAAAATGAGTTACTGATTCTAAGTAGGTTAGCAGTGTTGTTCTTGTTCCACTCCTTTACCTCATACCATTCCTTAAGGTAGTCCTGAAACTTAGGATCCCCTCTCTCTACTTTCTCTGGGTAGGGTAGTGAATCTCTAGTAGGTACCTTGTCAGGAAGTAACCCTCTATCTACACAGTCTCTAACGAATACAAAGGCATCATGATTTATTTCCCATGTAGTACGCTGAAGACTATTAACACATTGAAGATGGTTACTAGGGTTATGATTATGAAGCCATTCACGTTGTCGTCTGGATCTTGTTTTGACAAAACCCACATTGCGAGACAGTTCATTAGTATGAAAACCACCAGTAATATCGCCATCGTTATCTCTCTCCCAATCTAGTGGTGGTTCTATACAAGGGACAGTAACTCTTACCTTACTCTCTAGAAATTCAATATGTTCCTTAACAAATGTATAGAACTCATCCTTAGCTGCCAGCTTATAGACATAGCTATCATGCTTACGTAGTTTCCTTATCTCAAAGAGTTCAGGAGCTGACTGTTGGATACATTGAATGAACCGTACTCCAATATGGATCCTTGTCTTAGTATCCCACTTGGTCCATGTTCTATTTGTCTTCTTCCAATACTTCTGTACGCTCCTGATCTTTGCAGCCTTCTTAAAGACTACCTTGTCCTTACTGTCTATAAAGTCTAATCCCTTACACTCATGCTTGAACTTATCATGCTGTTGTTCTGCTTCTAGATTAGAAGCTATCCTGTCAGCTAAGTGGTCTATCTCTAGGGGTTTGTGTCTCAGGATATGATCAATGACTAGGGTGAGGCTAATGTAAGCCACCTTCATATAGTCCGGGGTTAGGTCATCATAGGATCCATAGAAGAGACAGGCATCCTCTAACTGAGCCTTGTACTTGCCACCCATACCACGGGTTTTCCTACTGGCTATGTACTCTAATCTTTCAGCTACATCCTGTATGAGCTGACCAATAATAGTGCTGCCAGTAGGATTCTTGGATCCACTAGTACTTAGCCAGTTCCTGTACGCTTCGAGCCTTTTGTTCCTTTGCTTCCCTTCCCATTCTTCCTGGCTAATCGTGCTCTCTTGTTCTTGAGTAATCTCTTCTCCTCCTCTGTTTTGAAACTAGGATGAATAAGATCCAGATGGTCTACCCTGTGCCATGAGTAATAGTTTGCAAGAGCATACAGGAGGTTAGTAACACTAGTAGTGTCAGTGATAGAGACACTAGTATGCCAACGCTCAATAGCATTAATGACTTTACCTTCGACAGAATTACAGCCACTACAGAGAACCCCTCTAACTTGTCCTGTCTTATGGCAATGATCTAAACAAGCCGTATGTTTAGGCAATACTTTTCTTTTCTTATGGCTGTAGTAAGCCTCTGCAAAGCTACAGCCACAGATAGCACACCTATTCTCTTGCTTCTCTAACAGTCTCTTCCTTAAGCCTGCTACTTCAGAATGTTTTAACTTGGTCATAGCTTTCTACCATGATGGAAGCATTGGGGTAGTTCTCCCATGCTTCAGCCATCACAGGATCTATTTCCTCTAGCAATAAATCATTGTCATAGCAGAAGAGAGTACCGTCCTCTCCCTCCACCATTACTCTGTACTTAGTCATAGGAGGATTACCACGAAGGTAATAACAGTAAGACCTAACCCAAGGTACTCGTACCACATCAGTGCATTAACTCCTTTAGTCCTAAGCCCATAGCTATTTGATTACAGGTATCATCAGTAGGCATCTTCCCCAGCCTAACGAACAGGTACCTACGCCACTCTTCAAACCTAACATCAGGATCATCAGAGAGATGCAGCACATCGTACTGCTCTCCCATAGTATCTACTTGTATGTAGAACTTCATACTTTCCACTCACCATGCTTATCTATATACCTAACCCAATCCTGTACTCCCCAGTACATGGTAGGTATAGGTGGAGGTGGTATTTCATATTGATGTCTATGAAAGAGGATCCATTTCCTATTCATAGTGAGGTACTCAGGCTCCTCCACCAATCCTCCACATCCTCCATCTGTGCTCTCTTCATCCATAGCAATCTACCTTGCTCCAACATCATCTCGTAACCAGTACAACATCTATACTTATTCTCCCAGTCATAGAACTCATGCTCTATGCCATACCATGAAGTATAGGCATCCAGACACATCTGGTATGCCATCCTGTCCGAGAGACAGCTAGCTAAGTATTTATGTGCCAGTACCGGGCCAATCTTCTTGGGTTTAGCTTGTCCATAGAGACTATTATAAGTATTAAGAGCCTTAGTCTTTTGAGCATTAGTCATCTGCTTACCACTAGGCATCCTTCCACTCATCACTTTCCTTAGTGCATCTGCCAGCTTTCCAGTAGGTGCATACTTAATCCACAGATCCTTACTCATCATAGGTAAGCCAGGGATATTGTCAGCAGGATCCCCCATCAATAGTTGATGCCAGAACCAACTGGTTCCCTTACCTACCAGCTTAGTCTTACCGTTCTTTACTACTAACTCACACCTACCATATCCATCAGGGAACTCTTCTATCTCTAATGTATTCGCATTGAGATGCTTACCGGGTACCATCCATAAATCTTTATCAGTACTGAACAACACATCTCTGGTATTGTTTTGCATGGACTGACACATAGAGTCATCAGCCTCTTGATTTAGGTTCACTACACTATGTGTTACTGGTCCTGCCAGTTCAGCCATGTACCGTCTGAGGTCATCTACCCTCTCACCTTTCTCAAAATCATCTCTCTTTCTATTCCCTTGATACTTCTTAACTCTAGCTAGATGTTCTCTACCCTTAGTACCCATAGTGAGGTGCAGATAAACAAACTCAGCACCAGCCAACCTTCTCCATACATCTATCAATCCATTAAGAGTTTCTACATTCTGTGCATATGAATACTCTAGATCACAGGCTTTATAGCTGAAGATATCTCCATCAGCATGTAGAACTCTGCCCCTTACTAGCTC